TTATCGAATCCCGGTAATAAAAACTAGTCCCTGTCTCTCCAGACGTTCCAGCTTTGCAAGCAATTGAGGTTTTTTCGTTCTCCCCCAGCGATTGAGCAGACGGCCTGACATGCTGGCGACATCCTTCTCTTTCATGTACTCCAGCATTACGGCGTTACGTTCTGCTTCATAACTTTCGCTGTACTTACGGAGTTCTGCTGACATCCAGTTAAACGCATTGATATAGGCTTCTTTAACAGCATCGGCTTTTGCCCCGTTAAATCCCATAACCAGCATAACGAAGCCACTAAAGTCCATGCGGTAGTAAATCTGTTTCTTGTCAAAAATCCCTAAGTCATTGATTTTCTCGACGGCCCAAAAATGGGTTGTCGAGAATTCCTCAGAACATCTCAAACATTTAATAGCCCTAATCACATGCTGATGGCGTTTACCAAATGCCCTGGCAATCTGGAAGGTGTCAGTTACCGGTTGACCTTCTGCTGCGGTAACTAACTGGCGAAAGTCGAAGTCATGATTCGCAATTAATTCATTCATGGCGTTGCCTGCTTCTTTGAAATGAACCTTTGCCGCACAGGAAACCAGCCCACCGAGGCTCGCCAGCACTAACTAGTATCCTCAAAGGCCCATTCCAAAGGGTCAGGTTCGGTGTTTATTGTGCGCTGCGGTGCGCGGTGAAATACCGGTACAAAAATGCCCCGCATCTGCGAGGCATTTTCCTGAAAGTCACTTGTTAAATTTCAGTGAAATTAAAATTATTTTAAGCACTGCGTCCTGATGTATTCCTGCAGGTAGTTAACCTGCGCGGTTATCTTGTCGATTCCACCTCGGAGACGGTAATAATTGAGTTCAGCATCTGCTGTAAGTCCTGGGCTTTCTCCATCGCCCATGCTGCTGGCTCCGGTCGTTGACTTTGCACAGGTGGCGGAGACTTGCAGGCGCTTACGCCCAGCAGAAACATCAGCACGGAGACTTTCGATAGTCGCATTAGCATCAGCAAGCTCCTTTGTGTATCTGGCGTCAAGTTCTGCTACATCACGTTGCCGCTTCTGCATATCAGCGATGATGGATGTGGCTTTATCGCGCTGCTCTTTGTAGGCGATGGCGTTATCACGGTAATGATTAACAGCCCATGACAGGCAGGCGATAATGCAGATAACCAGAGCGGAGATAATAACGGTTACCCTGCTCATTGTTGCCCCCACAAACAGACTTCACGCTCAATCTCGCGGCGAGTCATCAGCCCTTTCCATTGCTTACCGCCAGCGTATGTCCAGCGCCGTAGCTGATCACATGCGCCTTTGATATCGCCCTGGTTTATTTTGCGAAGAAGCGTCGATGTTCTGAAATTGCCAGCGCCCACGTTGTAAACGAACGAGTAAAGAGCGCCGCGCGTTGTTTCCGGTATATCGACGTTGATGTACGGGTTAATTTGTCTGGCGACCGTGGCAAGGTCTTTATTCAGGAGGGCTTTGCATTCTGCTTCGGTATACGTTTTACCGGGCATGATGTCTTTTCCGGTGTGTCCGTGACATACAGTCCATACGCCAACGATATCTTTGTATGGTATGTAGCTGACACCTTCCAGACCATCGTTACCACCTGGACCAGTGATGAGCACAGACGCTATGGCAACAGCCCCACCACCAATAGCAGCTGCAACAGCCTTGCGTAATGACGGCGACATTATTCACCTCTCGCAGCCTTACGCTTATCTTCTTTAATCTTGAAATAAAGATTTGTCAGATACGTCAGCAGGCCAAACAGCAGACTTCCCAGCACACCTATTGCCACCCACTGGGACGGAGAGACTTTGTCCAGCAGCTGCAGTAACCAGTATCCCGTCCCCACCGCTGACGTGGTGTATGACACACCTGTTGTGATTTTTTCCATCTGATGTATGTCTCCGTCACCGCCGACAGAAAATGAAAGTAAAGAAAACAAAAAGACCGCCAGTGTCACCCACTGACGGCCAACGCCGGGAGCCGTGATTATGGCATTCAGGCTCTGCTAAAAATGCCAGATAACATTCCGGCCTCCCCTGATTCAGGTTATAAATGACACAATATCTTGACAACATCCGTCACTGTCTGTCAGAAAATGTACTGCCAAGTATAAGTATCATGTGAAGTACATCTACCCGTTTTAGCCAGCGTCCTTCAGAGTGGGCGCTGGCTTTTTTTATTATGCTGCCGGTGCATTTATCTCCAGCACCAGACTTTCTATCTCAACGCCATACGCTGCATTTTTGTAACATCCGTCAGCGTCAGCGCATTCAGTCCCAGTGTCAGACTGTCTTTTATAACCTGGAATGCCGGGCCAGCCACTCCATTCAGTTTCGGAGTAACCGTGGCACTGCCGGCGGTGAACACCAGCTCCAGCGTCTGCCAGTCGTTACCGTAATCGCCGAACTCCCCCAGCTTCGTGTTTCCGGCTTTCCTGTGATGCATCAGATTCACTCTGCCGTCAGTGGTCTGAGTGAAGTACGACATCAGGAACGGATTACCGGTACCCGTCATCGCCACACCATCAGGAACGGGAGCATCCGTATACAGATAAATCCCCAGCCCGAACTGATTGTTGGTCAGTGCGCCTGACAGGCGGAACTTACAGGTCAGTCTGCCGCCCTGTGTCAGCAGGGTAATTGCGTCATCCACCGGATGCGTCAGGGACCAGGTTTTATTGCTCTGCTTGGTGATCTTAAATACACCATCTGACAACTGAATTCCGCCATCCTTAATGCTCCAGCCCTGCGCAGCAGCCTCTCCGGCTGCCGGCAGCAGGGAGATTGTGCGAACGGACGTATCTGCAAACGGACCCGATGGCGTGTTGCCGCCGGACGAGGGTTTGATTTCCGGTGCCTTACCACTGATGAAGGCTGAGGTGCGCCCGGCTGCGTTCAGAATAGCGGTTGCCAGACGATCCGGAATAATGCTCCTGCGCGCCCATGAACTGAAATGTGTCGGGCGGTTTGATGATACCTGGTTTCCATTCGTTCTCGATGCCGCACCGTAATATCCTGATACCGGAATATCCGGATCTTCTGCCGGCGCGTTAGTGGCGGTATTGACGCCGTTACCGTCTGTCATGAAGGGCACAAAATAAACGCCCTCACTCTCCCTGTTTTTATACCCGCCGTACACGGTGTCGTACTGGGTAGCGTATGTATTTTTCCAGTAATACGTCGTGTCACCACAAACCCACGGCACATCTGCAGCACTGCCACCATGGCACTGCGCGTTAAACACGGAGAGGTCAGCACGAAACTGTGTCAGCATGGCTGTAAACAGCGCAGGTTGCTGTGCGTGGGTGGCGGCGCTCATGTCAAACTCTCCCTGCATCCAGCACACCGCCAGCAACACATTTTTCGGGTTCTTCTGTAATGCAGCTTTAGTGCGCGCAATCAGGTCCTGATATAACGGTTTACCCACACCCCAGCGTGCCGAATCCTGGCTGGCCCCCGTGTCCGCACTGAATGTCCCCTCCGCGCCCTGGGTGAATGCCGAACCACCACGACAGCATGGTACCAGCAGGATCCCCGCGTTATTCGGGATATACGGGAGCAGTTTTTTGGCAATATGTAAGCCCTGGCCGACACAGCCGTACTGCCCTTTGCTCAGGTCTGCCTTCGGATGATTCAGCGTACTCATATCCTGCACATCATGCAGGCAGTGGTCGGCCGGAATAATATCGTTATATCTGCATGCAGCCCCACCCGGCGTAACTGTACTGCGGCGCGCCAGCTGTTTAATGCGCGGATCCGGAGCATCGTATGAATCCGGCAGCGGAAGCCCTTCACCGTAAGCCATGGCATTGGACTGCCCGGCCAGTACGATGACGTAGTACCAATCCGGCTCAGTTGCACCACTGACCACCACATCACCTTCTGCTGTAATCGCCTGCATCAGGGTATAAGGGGTTATGGCCACCGGACTACCAAACGGCTGCCAGCCCTCTTTCAGTTTGTGTGTCAGCTTTTCCGCAAGGTCTGACGGCGACGCCGCCCTGACAACATCATAATGTTTAATCGACATCGAATTTCTCCCGTGTACAGGAACAGAGTTAAAAAGCCGGAACCGGAATCAAATTACAGGATGGCCATCTGCCAGTGGCTGGTCGTAAAAAAAAGGCCACGCCATGCGCAGCCGGAAATAAAGGGATAACGATGATAGTTTGAGAAAAACAGAAACAACACTTTTGCGGCAAAGCATGGTGCCGGGTGCCTCCCGGTGAATTCAGTATCAGCACCTGAATCCGCGATTATCCCATATACCTGGTTGCTGATCGCCCCTCCGCACAGGGGGATTCACCATGCAGTAGTATTTTTAATAAACAGCAAATAAAAAAATCAAGCATTATGCAGGCTGTTTCTTTTTATCACCGGCCACAGCAATACCACAATGCCGCAGACCAGCACCCCATCCGCCAGCACCGACATGATTCTGCTGGTGAAATCCACCATCACCACCAGAAACAGCAGGAGTGCAGCCACAGCCAGGCGCAGTTTTACCGTCACTGGTGATTCTCCAGACGAAGACCCAGAACACCGGCAATCTCTTCCAGCACCTTGCGCTCTTCCGGCTCAATTTCGCCGTCTGCCTCCGCAATGGCCACCGCCACATCCAGCACATCTTCCGCTTCACGCGTATCGTGTTTCACATCTTCAATTTCACGCAATGCCGCTCGACGACCAATTTTAAAGTTCGTATCCAGCTGACCGATAATGGTTGCGCTAATCGCATTAATTTCTGACGTAAACGCGGACAACGCAGGCTGGTTACGCAAGATCTGCTCGATCTTCGCTTTCTCTGAAGCCTCACATTCACCATCTGCATAGGCCACCAGATAGGCAGCATTAATAACCGCCTGTGCCAGATCACGTTTCTCAAACTTTTTAATTTCCACTGCCGCTCGGCGGGCTTTTTTACCAAAAATACCAAACATCGTGACGTTCCTTTGGGTGGGTGAGCCAACGCCCGGGAGCGATCTGCCCACAGAGAAAGTCACACTGACCACTCCGTAAGCTCACCCCCGAAAGGCTCTGTGGTTGATATGCGCCGGGCGTGGCGCGGATACAAAAAAGGCCGCCAATAGCGACCTCAGTTACGGGATTATTCTGGGGTTAAACGACTGTTACTCCCCCCAGACAAAATCATCACTTCCTGTTCGATGCGAGCCATAGTGAACCTCGTACTTATCTCCCATCTTTCTTGCTTCCGTTTCTGCGTCTTCCTCTGTCGCAAAAACCCCAACAAGATGCCAGGGCGAGCTTCTTACCACAGCCCAACCTTTAACCCATCCTTTGTTGTCCTTATCTTCCATTAACACTTCAGAAACAAACATATTTATCTCCTTGTGGGTACCCAGAGATATTTTATGATTGCTCCCGGTCAGATCAATAAAGTGGCTTCAATTTTGCCTTAATGATCAAATCAGGGTGATTGACGGAATCGTACACCACCTCAATATTTTCATCCGTGGCGTCGATAAGATATTCTTTTACATAAGGACCTGTTGATTTTCCATGAAATACATCTTCAACAAGTACACTCTCCCCCTGAACAACACGAAAACTAACTTCTGTTTCGAACGGACCAATCGTCACCATCAGTTTTTTCACATAGCCTCCTGATAAGCACTCGATTTATTAGTTAATGGTGTAACGCAGATACAAAAAAAGGCCCGCAAAAGCGAGCCAAGTAAATAAATATGGCGCGTTGTACTGGATTCGAACCAGTGACCGATTGCTTAGAAGGCAATTGCTCTGTCCGACTGAGCTAACAACGCATGATGCTGATAATGGACCGCCATCGGGGACTTGAACCCCGCACAGCCAGCTTCGAAGGCTGACGCTCTATCCCGATGAGCTAATGGCGGTATGTGATGGTGGCCCTTGCTGGATTTGAACCAGCGACCTGGCGATTATGAGTCGCTCGCTCTCACCACTGAGCTAAAGGGCCGGGCGCAGGATAATAACGGTACGTAACTAATTCTGCAATATCATCCGTTCTGACTGACTAAATCCTGAACTTCCCTGACCGTCTGCTCAAAACGTTCAGTCTCCAGCTCAACGCCAATTGCACGACGCCCCAGCGACATTGCTGCTTTGACGCTACAGACATAAAAAAGCCAGCCACTGGGGGAGGCTGGCAAACTCGTAGAGCAAAATGCTGTTACGCAAACTTCGTTACAGGGTCATCCTGCAATACAAAAAATACACAATATTTAGAAAACTAATAGTGCCATGTGCAATTTTTAAGATTTTGTTATTAATTGTGGTCGCACCTTCCTTTCTGTGTACTTTCCGTATAGCTCACAGGATTCTGGGTACAAAAAAACCCGCGCATCGGCGGGTTCTTAAATCTTATCAACGGTAGACATACAAAGCCCATCGTTGGGAAAATCTTATCCATATTTTTTGAAAAATGCAAGCATCATGTCGTCATCTTCGGCGAAAACCATTTATCTTGTCACCTTTCTCAATTGTATCTCTGCATATGCTTCTTCCTGCCAGCACTTTGTAACCAGTTTATCAATGACATCTGCATATCCTTTGTACCACTGATAATCCGTCAGGTCTGGTACCAGCTTCTGGACATGAAGCCGCGCCAGTGTGGTTGGTAAACGGCTAAACCGGTTTCCATTGCAACGCCCACAAACCTTATAAACAGGCGTGCCATGAAGCCGGGTTCTTTTTTCATCCAGGACAATACCTTTACCCTTGCACCCTCTGCATGCTGTGCTGACTTCTCCCTTACCATGACAATGCTGACATAGTTCCTTCACCCACTCTTCCTTAATAACAGATTCCCCGCTTCTGGAGTGTTTCACCACCTCGCGCAATACATTATGAAATCCAGTACCAGCACAATGCTCACAGCGAGCCTTACTTGCCGCAGACCTGGAATAATCAGCAAAGGCAAAATTCACAAGGTAAGGAATGATCTGTAGCCGGGTTTCTTCACTCAATTTATTCAATGTCGGGTTATCCAGTGCCATCGCGTAATTGAGCAGACCTTCAATCGCAAACTGAGGATCCTGAACACCAACTTTTGCCAGGAATAAAGCAAACCCAAGCGGTGCTTTTGACTGCACCATCCCCTGCGCAGCCATCACATCCGTAATTGTTAAACCACCAGAGCCTGTCGCCGGTGCGTCATCGCTCAGTTTTGGAGATTTCGGGGAGTAATATTTCGGTAAGGCTTCAAGGTTCATGCTCGTTCTCCACTTACGCCAGTACGCCAATTGCCAGCGCACGATCGATAAAACGAAATATCAGCTCCAGCTGAGAGCCATACTTCTCTTCAAATGCCACGGTATCCGCATGCAGCTCGTCGTGATGCTTTCTGCACAAAGGCAACACAAAAAGGTCATGCGCTTTTGTACCCATTCCACACTGACCGTGGCCTATCAGGTGGTGGGGATCATCAGCGGGCTTTCCACAACATGCACACGGCTGTGTCTTAACCCAGCGCGTGTACTTTTCATTAACCCAGCGGCGACGTTTTGGGCGTAACATAAAAGACTCCGGCGACTCCGGATCCACTTTCAGCGCCAGCACCTTTTTCGCTTTATCCTGGATGATGCTGGTGGCAGGAACCGAAGGCACAAGGTCACTTTCCCGGGTGACAGACGGCACAACAGGCTTCGGTAATCTCAGTGCCTTACGGGCTGCACTTTCCGGTAAGGCATCCGCCAGGTCATTACGAATCAGCCACCAGCACAGTTCCGGCATTGTCACAACGTGACTGTCATCAAAACCGAGATCCCGACGCACAACAGACAACACCCAGCGGGTACAGTTATCCGTTGCCATTGATTCCAGCCGTTCCGTGAACTGATCGCGCAGCTGGTTATCGCAGTGCCAGCACAGACGGATTGCGCCCGGCGTGTGTCGCATTGTGGTCATGTTCTCGCTGTGCCAGTCGGAATGAGGCCACTGGCAACCTTTTTCACGAAGTAACCAGCTTTCAAGACATTCCACGCCACCAGCACGACGGATCACTGCCTCATTGCGGAACACGGTCCGAACGGCAGGATCATCCGCCAGCGGTTGTGATGCCGCCGGAACGGCACCACTGGCGAAAGATGAATAACGTTCCGGCTCTGGCTCCAGCAGGACACGCCCCTGCATAAACAGGGGCATCAGCTCTGAACCTGGCCTGAACAATACGATCCCCATACGCGGGGCAATTTCAGGGGTCAGTAGTGCTCTCACGGTCACCTCAATGAACGGTATCGAGTAGCTTTAACAGCTCAGGGAATCGGGATTCGAAGAAATGCGGCTGCGTCTCGCGCGGATTTGCGGGACTGGTGATGTTCTTGCCGAACATGCAGCCTTTCGCCGTCAGCGACCAGAATTTTTTGATGTTGTTAATCGCGGTACGGCTGTATCGTTCACGTTGTTCAACGATCCCCAGCTTCGCCATCTGGTGATATGCCTGATTAGCTGTCAGGCGGATACCATACTGCTTCAGCAGTGCACTCAGTGACAGTGTCGGGCGGCTTGAGCCATCAGGCGCGTCAGCAGGAGCATCAATGGCATAGCGCGGTGCCAGATTCGGTAAGCCAACAGCCTCCTGGAGTTTCTGACAGGCACCAAGCACTGAAGAGTTAGACAGATTTAACTCCCGGCGCATAAAGTCCAGCAGGATCACGCCAGCCTGCATCTTGTCAGCAGCCTGTCCGGATAACTTTTCCGGCGCGCTGGTTACCATATCGAAAGTACGGATCACCTTCAGATGGAATGACGGGCTGATCCACATTGCATAGGCATACACCAGTTCCTTACAGACATACGTTCCCCGTTCATTTCCCCCATGAATCACACTCACCGGGTCAACACCCAAATTCTGGGTGTTGGTTAATTCATGAACAAGCTCAACAGTTTGTTGGCTGGAAAGAAACTTTCCTGGCTCCTTGGTTCTGGCATTTGCACCAGATGCTACTGCTGCGCGATGCAGATCGTTCAGGCTGTAACGCCCATAAGCATCACGACGAACTTCAATACCATCAATGACCATCAGATTATTCATACTTCGTTTCTCCTCTTAATCAGGCAGCTGCACCCGCCGTTTTCTCGTACTTACTGATAGTGATCTCGACCTTCCCTTCCGGGATAACCGGTCCCCACTCCACCAGCATTCTTTTCACCTGACTGTCGTCTTCCCACACCCCCGCGTGGGTCAGGGCGTCAAACAGCGCCTTGTTATAGTTGTCCAGATCGCGGATCCGGTTATCCGGAGGAAACAACACGATCTCCACTGAAGCAGGTGCCGACGTTGGTTTCGGCAGACGACGTAACTGCTCAACTATTGCTGCACACGCCGCGCTCTGGAATTTTCGCCCCGCCGCGCTTATCAGGCTCTTACCAGCAAACGCCCCTTTGTTGGGGTGTCGCCAGTACGTGTTCACGCTGGGCGGAAAAGGCAGTATTAGCTTCATACTTTCAGGCCCCTCTCATGTAACCAGTGGGCTGCACGCAGCCTGGCGTTTGCCTCACCGGCAAGCAGGGCGCGGATAATCCCGACCGCCTCGCTGTCGTCGTCCTTCACCGCGGTATGAAGAGTGATACCCCGGGCCACGCCACGCTTTATCGTGATGACACCTTTTTTCTCCAGTGCGCGAAGATGCTCCACCGCTGCATTCACCGAACGGTATCCCAGCATGGTTGCCACCTCCTGATTGGTTGGCGGGAAGCCACGTTCTTTCTGATAAGAAATCAGCATATCCAGCACCTGCTGCTGGCATTGAGTTAATGTCGTCATGCCGCCATCTCCCTGACCAGTTTTTCCGCCTGCTGGCGAACCTGCGCCAGAAACGCCTCACCACATGCCTCAAGTTCATCGCGCCCGATGTAGCTGATTGCCGCTCCCTTCCAGGTCTTGTCGAAAACAGCAATAGCACCAGCGAAGAAAGCACCTGTTGGCACCTGCTTTTCGTCTTTCGGGATAAACCAGGCTGGCAGTTCAAAACCAATACGCCCGCGAATAAAAGCAATATGATCTGCATCTTCCGGCCACCACACTTCGCTGGTGGCCGCTTTGATCAGGAAAACATAGCGCCCGCCCTTATCACGCATGGCACTGGCATGTTTCATGATGTAACGCATGCCGGTGATGTATTGCCCCTCATGCTGACTGGCGCGGCTGTATGGGGGATTACCAAAGGCAGCACCTTTAAGCTCCGCAAGACGTTCTGACCAGTCATGCGCCAGCGCGTTGTCTTCCGCCGTGTAATACGCGGCACATTTGGCGTTATCACCGTCAGTGAACAGATCCAGAACAAACGGACCAAACAAGGTGTTAATTCCCCAGAAAATGTTGTCCGGCGTGCGCCACTGATCGCCCACTTCCTTCAGTTCATGGGCTGGTTTGTTCCGCAGCTCCACCAGCGCCTGGCAATATTTATTACTCATTAAGCCCCCACGTAATTCCCTGACAGATACCACTCTTCACCCGATGCAGCGCGCTTGCTGCTTTTCCGTAAGCACCGCTCACGATGCGCCAGAAAATTGTTTCGTTCTGGCTGGGAGTGGCTTTCACGGAATGCCGCCATCCACACCGTTGCAGCACGACGGTATAAGCCCCTGGACTCCAGTTCTTCCGCCTGGCGGGTCAACAAAATCACCCGGGGATCGTTAGTGCCGACATAGAAATTGCGCACAGGTCTGGTTTCACGAACTGGTTGTGGTTCCGGCTCCTGCGCTCTCTCAGTCAGGCGTGGGAAATGTCTGCGTGTATCTCCTTCACAACGGTGAGCCACACGCCCACTCTGACGTAACTTGCTTGCTGACTGCAGAACGCGCTGCCGTGAGTAACCAGCAAAAGCATCCGCAATGTCTCCGGAAGTACACCCCGGATGGGCTTCAATGAATTTCTGAACTTCATTCAAAAGACTCATGATCACCCCCTGAATCCTGCCGGGATCTGGCTGTAGTCCACGTTGTCGTAACTGGATTTGAAGTACGGGTCTTCGCGTTTTTCGGTGTACGTGCTGACGGACGGCGATAAGCGCAGGGAAAGCTCATCCCATTTTTCCCGCAGCTTCGACGGGCTGAGCACGTTACGGCACCAGAACGGATCGCGGCTGACGCGGCTGTACATCTCGCAGATTTGTTTGTGAGTACGACCATCCTGCACACACATCAGGCGAATTTCGTTTGCCCAGGCTGTCCAGTTAGGTTCTTTGGGACGAACCACCTCGCCGTCACATTCGGCGGCCTGCTCGTACAGGGCGATGATTTTTTTCCAGAGCCACTGTGCGCAGGTCAAATCATCCTGCGTTCCCCACTGGCGCTTTTTAGGGCTGAATACAACCGCATCAGGATGGCGAGTTAAAAACTCCTGTTCAGCCGTCTGCGTGTCCGGTTGCGAAGCGTCCGGACGAGAAGTTTTTTTATCTGACGGATCATGTTTTGATTTTACTGACGGATCCCCGCCAGATTCTGACGGGTGAAAACCCGCTTTTTTGCCAGATTTCGACGCATCAAATTTTGACTGGTCAGATTTTGATGCGTCAGATTTTGACGGGTCAGAATCTGACAGTTGAGAAAATGCCGCTGCCTGAAGCTTCGCAACGTTAAGCTGATAAACATTCGACGCATTGCGGTTACCCTGGCGACGCGCCTTACGCGTTAACCAGCCTTCTGCTTCCAGCCGTGCGATAGCCGTTCTGACGGTGCTCATCCCCGCGCCAATCTGGCGGGCAATGGTTTCAATTGATGGCCAGCACACACCTTCGTCATTACTGAAATCAGCCAGGCGGGCCATAATTGCCACGCTGGATAACTTCATGCCTGACGCAGCGCAACCATCCCATACATAGCCGGTTAATTTAGTGCTCATGACCGACCTCTATTTCCCTGAATTTACGACGAAACTGTTCGAGCGGGCTGAAGCACTCATGCTCATAGCCTTCGCGGAGGTAGATAACCCGTTGTGTTTCCGGTTCCCAACGAATGACTCTGACGGGCACTCCGTAGTGATCTTTGAACCAGCGGTTAACTTGTTGCAAAGGACTGTCTCCTTCTGCCGGTTGAAATCACCCACAGCCCACTCTGCAAAGCTGTGGGTTACAATTTCCCTGTCACCTGGTACATTCACCGCATAGCAATACTCCACCTTCGCTTTTCCACCCGGTACAGGAAGCGCAATCAGTTGCGAGCGACGGTAGTGTGTTGTTAAACTGTTCATGCGTTAGTTTCTCCACAGACACAAAACGCCACGACGCCCGGAGCTGCACACTCGCGGGCGTCACTCTTTTCTGGAGCGCAAAAGATTTTGTAGACCAGTGCTGCATGCTCCTGGAGCTTCGAAATTGACAGATACAACTCATCATTAATTGCTGTCTGCTCGTGTGGCTCCACTACCCCATCTTCGATTGCCGAACGAATCTGCTTTGAGTAACTCCCGATCTGTTCGATGACTTCCAGCAGGCGCTGGTTTATATCGGCGTTCTCTACTTCCTCAATTTCAGGAAGCGATACAAACACCCCACCAGCAGACTGTGCGACAGCATCCGCAATGTAGTGAGTGCCAGCCGCGCGCTGTAAAATCATTGCCCATCCCAGCGGGAAAATCTGATCGCCATCTGCACGAAGGCGGTTGAATAAAGCGTTCTCTGTTACATCTAGCCACTCAGCAGCTTCAGTGTACCCCCCCGGCAACGCCGCGATAGTTTTTCTGACAGCTTTCACGTACCACTCAGGCTGTTTTTCCACTTTCCAGTGATGATTACCCACGGCTTACCTCCTGTTCCTGTGGTTTAAACCCATTCTGGTTTTGGCTAGATTGAAAACGTGCCGGATAAAGAATCTGCATTTCGCTGATTTCACCCTTAAAAAAATTGGCCAGACGTTCTGCAAGATCGATAGATGGAATTTGTTCCAGTCTTTCAATACGACTCAGCGTCGCTGGATTGACCTGAACGCCAGCAGCAACATGCTGCAAAGTAAATCCGTGCGCCTTACGCACATTCCGTAATGGTGATTGCATATAACCTCCACATATTGCGTGATGAGCATATTATTTCACGCAAATATTTTGCGCAAGTTGATTTGCTTAACGCGCAATAAAGAAATGTAATAAACGCATGAACATAGGAAATCGAGTCAGACAACTTCGCCAGGCGAAGAACATGAAAATCGCCGATCTCGCTGAAGCAATAGGAGTGGATGCGGCGAATATCTCGCGCCTCGAAACAGGTAAGCAGAAACAATTCACTGAACAAGCCCTGAGTAATATTGCCAGGAGCTTAGGTGTTGATATTGCTGATCTCTTTACCTCAGACCTCAAAAGTAATACTGTATGTAAAAACAGTATTAGTGAGGATGTTGCGCAGGTGAAGGATGTATTCCGTATTGAAATGCTGGATGTCAGTGCCAGTGCGGGAAATGGCCTTATCCAGGGCGGTGATGTCATTGATGTGATTCATGCCATTGAATACAGAACTGATAATGCTGTATCGATGTTTGGTGGACGACCAGCAAATCACATTAAAGTTATCAACGTTCGTGGGGACAGTATGTGTCCAACCATTGAGCCAGGAGATCTCATCTTCGTTGATATCAGTATCAATCAGTTTGATGGGGATGGTATATATGTATTTGGTTTTGATGATAAAATTTACGTCAAACGACTGCAAATGATACCTGATAAACTGCTGGTAATTTCTGATAATCAGATTTACCGCGAATGGGGAATTACCAGCGAAAACGAACATCGGTTTATGGTCTTTGGAAAGGTCTTAATCAGTCAGTCACAAACCCTTAAGCGACACAATTAACCCCCTACCTCAACATCAATTAGCCACCAGAAGGTGGCTTTTCATCACCCACCAAATTGCATATCTCGCAATAAAAATACTTGCATAATGCGCAACTTCATTTTATCTTTCTTTCCAGACCTACAAACAAGGTACTAACAAAATTTGGTTGTAACACGGCGTATGGCACATGCGTCGTTAGCGGTCTGGGGACGTTAAAGGGGACAATCCACTCCTTGCTCGGGCAAACAAACCAGGTAGCCGGAATGTGCAAGTCAATGATGATGCTGATAAGACGCCTAACCAGCGTGGCGATCCGGTTTGACGCCTGGGAAGAGACCAGGGTGCAACGATGAGGGCATTTATGGAGCCGCGACAAAGTGTGGTGCCGTAACTGGCTAAGTGCTCTCAGCGTTGTGGTGAAGGCGCAGGCTGATGCGCGAAAGACATTGCAGCTATTGCGGAAAAGAGCTGTTCGGCGGGGCAATTAAACGCCCGTGAGAGTCTGAAATAACCGCAAGCCGGAGATCAGCACCGGTCACCACAACAGCCACTGCTTTGGCGGTACCAGTTTGTACACTTGCTTCCGGCTGGTACCGCTCTTTTTACAAAACAGAGAAGAGCATCACCGGACGACGGGCTCATAACCCAATCCATCCGGGCGGCTGCCACCGCAGGTGTTCTTCTCTGTTTTGTGTAGAAACTAACCGACCTTGCAGGGTCGATATGATGAGGAGCAGCAAAATGGCTAGCGAACGCAGTACTGATGTGCAGGCATTTATCGGGGAGCTGGACGGCGGCGTATTTGAAACCAAAATCGGCGCAGCTCTCAGTGAAGTCGCTTCCGGTGTGATGAACACGAAAACCAAAGGTAAGGTCTCGCTCAACCTGGAAATCGAACCATTTGATGAGAACCGTGTGAAAATCAAACACAAACTCTCATATGTTCGCCCGACTAACCGCGGGAAAATTTCCGAAGAAGACACCACCGAAACACCGATGTATGTCAATCGCGGTGGTCGCCTGACTATTCTGCAGGAAGACCAGGGACAATTACTGACTCTTGCCGGTGAACCTGACGGAAAACTACGCGCAGCAGGTCATTAATATCGTTCTTAATTAACTGATTATTTATCTCATCACTGAATATCTTTATATAGTGAGGACTTATTATGTCTCAGAACTTAGACGCAACCGCAATTAATCAAATCCATGCCCTTATTTCTGCTCAGGGTGTTAATGAAATTATCAGTAAGATTGGTGCCGATGCTGTGGCATTGCCTGAGAATTTCCGCATTCATGATCTGGAAAAATTTAATTTAAATCGCTTCCGTTTCCGTGGTGCGCTTTCCACTGCCAGCATCGATGACTTTACCCGTTATTCTAAAGATCTTGCAGATGAAGGCACCCGCTGCTTTATCGATGCCGATAATATGCGAGCCGTCAGTGTGCTTAACCTGGGTACTATTGATGAACCAGGTCACGCAGATAACACCGCCACCCTCAAACTGAAAAAGACAGCACCGTTCTCTGCTCTGTTGTCTGTTAACGGCGAGCGTAACTCCCAGAAGTCACTGGCAGAATGGATTGAAGACTGGGCCGACTACCTTGTGGGCTTTGATGCTAATGGTGACGCCATTCAGGCAACAAAAGCGGCTGCGGCAGTCCGTAAAATCACAATTGAAGCGAACCAGACTGCTGATTTTGAAGACAATGACTTCAGCGGCAAACGCTCCCTGATGGAGTCTGTCGAAGCGAAGACCAAAGACATTATGCCAGTGGCATTTGAATTTAAATGCGTTCCGTTTGAAGGCCTGAAAGAACGTCCATTTAAATTACGACTCAGCATTATCACTGGTGATCGCCCTGTACTGGTTCTGCGCATTATTCAGCTGGAAGCAGTGCAGGAAGAAATGGCTAACGAATTTCGTGATCTGCTTGTTGAGAAATTCAAAGACAGCAAAGTCGAAACCTTTATTGGTACTTTCACCGCCTGATTTCATTACTGCAAATGCCCCTGCGGGGGCATTTATGGAAACGTAATTAACTCAATAATCACCGGATGATGAGGGCTTCCTTTTACCAGAATTCAGCGCGGTGCAGCGCATATACGTGGAGAACAAAATGTCATTTATTAAAACTTTTTCCGGGAAGCATTTTTATTATGACAGGATAAATAAAGACGACATCGTGATTAACGATATCGCAGTTTCCCTCTCAAATATCTGTCGCTTTGCAGGGCATCTTTCACACTTCTACAGCGTCGCCCAACATGCGGTGCTTTGCAGCAAACTGGTTCCGGAGGAGTTTGCTTTTGAAGCGTTAATGCATGATGCAACAGAAGCGTATTGTCAGGACATCCCCGCGCCACTGAAACGCCTTCTTCCTGACTATAAACAGATGGAAGAAAAAATAGACGCCGTAATCCGTGAGAAATACGGGTTACCTCCTGTTATGAGCACGCCAGTGAAATATGCCGATCTCATTATGCTGGCAACCGAACGCCGCGATCTCGGGCTTGATGATGGCTCTTTCTGGCCTGTACTGGAAGGTATCCCGGCAACAGAGATGTTCAAAGTTATTCCACTGTCGCCAGGCCATGCCTATGGGATGTTTATGGAACGTTTTAACGAGTTATCGGAGTTACGCAAATGCGCATGAATGTTTTCGAAATGGAAGGGTTTCTTCGCGGGAAATGTGTACCGCGAGATCTGAAAGTGAATGAAACAAATGCTGAGTATCTGGTGCGTAAATTCGATGAAGTACGTGCTGAGGCTCGCAACGAGGGTATTAACTATACCGCAAGCCGTCTTGCTGCTGCTTTCAATCACGGATTTATCAATAAGTCTTTGCGTGAAGTTTTCGACGTTACACGCATGATTCTGTCAGCGAAAGAAGAGTTGGCTAATGAACCGTACCCGATTGATGGCCTGTCCGGTGAATATGCGGAGAAATCCCTTGAAGAATGGGCGGAACAGATTCGCAAAGGAGCTGACAAGTGAAGAAGATGATTTTTGTCGCGGCATTGTTGGTGAATATCCAACAAGTGCATGCTTCAGCAGCTATTGTAGCCTCTACCGCCGCGACTACGGCTGCTGTAGCTGCTGCGAACTCTGCGAATATCGCAAACCAACAGGCACAGCGTGCTGCTAATGCATCAGCCAGCGTTCACCCAATCACCATTAAGAGCAGTAAGCAAAATCTGGGATTCATAACGTGCGGCACGCGTTCTAATGAAGCTGTAGGCTCTCTGGGATGTACGGTATATGGCGATAGTGAGCGCAGAGAAATTCCATGGAAAACGTGGCCCGGATACGTTCTCGGATCGAAGCTCCCTGCCAGCTACGAAGTAAATGCCGTATCGTTTGATCACTATAACGGCGTGGCAACTGTCTATTTTACATACTGAGGCTCCGCATGAAATTCTCCAAATTTTCTGAGTTGGTGAATCGTATTTTGTCCAACAACCACAGCCATCGTCGCGATATGGATGTAACGATCGTTGTTCATTCGCCTGGCAGCATTGGTTCAACACCTTCAGTTGAGGTTCAGTCAATTCATGCTGGTTTTGATTGGGATTCCGGGAAAGTGCTTATTTTCCCAGCACAGCCACTGACCACGCTAACACCAGAGCAGGTTGCTGATATCACTGATAGTGTGCGCAAAGGTCAGTCTTGGCACGCATATCAGGAATATAAAAAGCATAAAGAGCAGTTGGAAAAATTGTCGATTGAACTGGATGCTGCAAAACAGCGCGTAGCAGAACTGGAGGCCAGTCGCGTGACGCTGGCGGAGGAGAACTCGTGGCTGAAGATGCTCATAGAAGATCATGCTGGTTGTACTGCTGTCTGCCCAAATTGCTCTCATGAAGAACCCAGTGAAACAGACGACATTGTTTGGTCTTACCGTTCACGGGAAACGCCAGCCACCGATGCTTTCCTGGCTGAAGTCCGGGCGCAGGGCGTGGAGATGTTTGCGGAGTGTGCATACACGCTTGAACATCATGATCACGCAGTAGCCTTCGCCGCTGAGCTTCGCAAAGGAGGCAGCCAGTGAGCAAAATTGACCATCAGGCACTGCGTGAGGCGGCAGAGCAGGCAATGCATGACGACTGGGGATTTGACGCGGACCTTTTCCATGAGCTGGTAACACCATCGATTGTGCTGGAACTGCTGGATGAACGGGAAAGAAACCAGCAATACATCAAACGCCGCGACCAGGAGAACGAGGATATTGCTCTTACGGTTGGGAAGCTGAGAGTTGAGCTTGAGGAAGTAAAACAACACGCTGAAGAATTATCCGAAACCAAGGCTGTTCGTAACCAATGGCGGCCAGATATTTGCCCAATAACCGGACGTGCATTTTTCATGTGGATTGAGCATCCAACATTGGGGAATGTGCCGACATATGGTGGCCCATTAGATAGTTACACCATTCCAACAAAGGACGGTGACGGTGAGTTTTCATGTGAGCGTTACGATCATGATTTTGGCGGTTGGGTAGAAAGCGAATGTCTTGGGTTATATCTGATTGATGATAGAGAACAATGCAGGGTCTACGAACTGGAGGAACGCGTTAAGGAACTGGATGCTCGGGAAATATCGCTCCCGGAACGTAGCAGCATGCTTCATCGAACAGATTATCACGATGATTACCAAACGGTAATGGCATACAAAGTTTCTGAAGTCATCGCTGCAATCCGCGCCGCTGGCATTCGCATCAAAGGAGAGTGATATGAGCGCTATAACCAAAGAACGTATCAAATTATTCATTAAAAATCCGCTTGATAACGGACTTACTCGTGGCGAACAAATGGAACTGGCACGAATTGCACTGGCATCACTGGAACGCGAACAGATTCGCCACGAGCATGCCAAATGGTCTGACTCCACATTTGGCTGCGTTGGCCCCATTGGTCCGCTGAAACATCTCTCAAAAGAGGCACTGGAAGCCGCAGCCGAACCAGACGATCTTGGCGAGTGGGCTGATATGCAGTTTCTGTTGTGGGATGCACAGCGCCGTGCTGGCATCAGCGATGCTGAAATTACCGCTGCTATGGAAGATAAATTGAAGATCAACATGAAGCGCCAGTGGCCTGAACCAAAAGATGGTGAGCCTCGCTTGCACATTAAAGAACCCGGCAACTCTCCGGTAACTCCGGATGGTTGGATAAGCTGTAGTGATCGAATGCCTGAAAAGGGCCAGAACGTGCTTATTTCGGTGAATTTCGATAGCTCTCTGGTTGAACCGCTAATATGCTCCGCACGCTATACCGGAAGCACCTTTCGGCGCGGAGATGCAACGATTAAGCCGGGTAATGGTATTGAGCAAGCAACTCACTGGATGCCGCTACCGGAACCGCCGCAGGAGGTGAAGTGATGAACAACTTAATGATCGACCTTGAGACGATGGGGAAAAATAAGGATGCACCGATCGTTTCCATTGGCGCGGTGTTCTTCACTCCAGAAACCGGAGACATCGGACAAGAATTCTATGCGGTTGTCAGCCTAGACAGTGCTATGAAGCAAGGAGCTACACCTGACGGCGATACCATCCTGTGGTGGTTGAAACAAAGCCCTGAAGCGCGAGCTGCAATCTGTATTGATGATACTTTGTCGATCAGCGATGCTCTCTCAGAACTAAACCATTTCATTAACCGGCACGCAGACAATACGAAATATTTAAAAGTCTGGGGTAACGGGGCCACCTTCGACAACGTAATTTTACGTGGAGCTTACGAGCGAGCAGGACAAATCTGCCCGTGGGCGTACTGGAATGACCACGATGTACGCACGATCGTTACGCTTGGGCGTTCCATCGGATTCGACCCCAAAATGGACATGCCTTTCGATGGCGAACGGCACAACGCCCTGGCTGATGCCCGTCATCAGGCAAAATATGTTTCCGCTATCTGGCAGAAATTAATTCCTGCCACCAGCACAGAATTATGATTTTCCCGGGTGCAGCCGGTTTTGATGGAGAAAATTATGAACACCTTGTTTTTACTGATGGCTGAATTCAATACCCCAAACATTGAACTCTCAGCAGTTAGCCAAAAGTACTTTGGTATGAGTCCAGCCACGGCAGAAGCAAAAGCAAACGCTTGTAAGTTGCCCGTTCCAACATATCGCATCGGCACATCACAAAAAGCAAAACGTTGCATCAATATTCAGGATCTTGCGGAATACATAGACAAAAGGCGAGAAGAAGGACGTATCGAGTGGGAACAGGTCAGAACAGTCAAACAGAAGGGCAAAGAAAATCACTAAAGAAAAAACCCGCCTGAAGGCGGGTTTTCAAAAAGCACCAGCTATGATCATGCTGCTTTGAGACGACGAAGCTTACCCTGCTGCTCTTTACCAGAGACAGTAGCGTGAGTGAACGCATTAGGAGCAGCCTTCATCAGAACTTCAACAGCAGCACCCATACCTACGAATGCTTTCATTGTGTCGAACTTAACCTGTGGCTTGGTTGCTTTTTGATCTTCCATAGAAAACTCCAGAAGTTATACCGAAACAATTCCTGTTGTTTACTCATCATCAATAGATGATACGCAATATTTATTTTTAAATTTAAGGTTCTTTGGCGTAACTTCATCAGAGATATCAAAACCGTCCAGAATTCTATTGAATGTAGCTTCTGGCATATCATCATGAACAGAAATCTCACCCGATCGCTGCTTTCTAACCATGTTATCCACTCGCCAAATTATAGCTTCAGCGTAAACAACATAACTTGGATGCTTGATAAAGCGATGATCACCAGAATTCAAGACGCAAGACGGATCGTGGGGGACACCATCCTTGATACTAGAAATATTAACAACTAAAACACAATAACAATCGTTAACGGGGTAATAAACAGGATCATTACAAATCACATGAAGATGATTGCATGGTCCAGTTGGGGCAAGCACAGTTCCTTTCCTGTATGGCTGATAATCCGTCAT